AACTGATGCTAACAAACTAGCTGTTACTGGTTCTAATGGAGCTGGTACAACTTCTGTTACATTTGTAGATGCTACTCAAAACGTACCTGGAATAACTTCTGATGGTGGTTTTGAAGCTGCTTCTGTAATTACTTTAGACTCTGGTGGTAATGACTCTGCATTAACTGCAACTATTACTGGAACAGACGTTTTAGATAATTCACAAACAGAAGATATAACTATGGGTAACTCAGGATTAGTAACTACAACTAAAACTTTTAAAACTGTAACTGCAATCGATGTAAGTGGTGCTGGAACAGTAGGTACTTTAGAAGTTGGTGTAGTTGAAACTGGATTAATTTCAGTTGTCTGCAGATCGTTATTTAACGAATACCCACTAGGTCAATCATCAACAACATCTGGTAAAAACTTAGCAAACAATATTGTAATTCCTAAATTTTCTAGAATTAACGATATTAGATTTGTTGTTAACGAAGCTTTTGATACAGCTGGTTTTGACATGCAAATTGGTGCTAACGTTGCACAAGCAGCAGGAGCTACTTTAAACAGTTTAGATCTTGACTACTTTGCAGGTGATTCAGACAATGATGTAAAAGCTGTTGCTTCGCATCACATTCCAACTGGAATGGACCAAACAGTAGCTCAAATGAAAAATTGTTTAAATGTTTCAGATGACGATGCTTCTGGTTTTGAGATGGACAAAGCAGTTGTTATCTCTGCTAAGACTGATGACGCATTAACAGCCGGCGAAGGTGTGTTAAACGTTTATTGGACTCAACAGGTTAACGACACTAACTAATAAAATTAGAGTGCCCCTTCGGGGGCACCTTTAATTTACTAAGGAGAAAATAAATGGCAGCAAAAACTGATATACAGGCTACTAGATCTGATGCCGCTGCAGGCGCAACAGCCATCGTAGAGCCACCAGTAAGATTAAGAGGTATAATTGTTGCCTCTGATGGCACTGGAGCTGGAACTTTAGAACTATCGACTACTTCAAACTCAGGAACAACTTTGTTTCAAGCTGATGTACCCTCTGGAGATGTAATTAATTTTAACTTTCCTGAAGACGGAATTTTATTTCCAAAAGGGATTTTTTGTAAAACTAAAACTAAAGTTACAGCTTATACTTTACTTACAGATAAATTTTCTGGTCCAAACTTAACAGCTGGATAGGAGGTTTAAGTGGCGAACGTTACTTCAGGGTCTTATACTTTTGGAAAGACTCTTCCAGTCGAAGAGATTATTGAAGAAGCATATGAAAGAATAGGTATGCAAGGTGTATCTGGCTATCAATTAAAAACAGCCAGAAGATCTTTAAATATTCTTTTTTCAGAGTGGGGCAATAGAGGTTTACATTATTGGGAAGTTAGAAACCAAAGTATTGAAATGGTTGATGGCCAAGCTGAATATAGTTTTTTTAGATCAACAGCTGATGGCACAAGCGCTGGAGTTACAACTACTTTATCTGCGGGAATCAACGCTACAGTAACAACGATCGGTGTTGCATCTGTAACTAATCTTGCTAGTTCAGGTATTGTAAAAATAAATGATGAAGAGATAACTTACTCAGGTATATCTGCTTTAAATTTAACTGGTTGTGTTAGAGGTGTTAATGGAACAACTGCTGCTACTCACAATTCTGGAGATAATGTTTTACAATTTCCTGCAGGCGTTAATGATATTTTAGAGTCTAATTATAGAAATGATCAAAATGTCGACGCTCCCATGACAAAAATTAGTAGATCACAGTATCAAGCTTTTTCAAATAAAACAGATAAAGGAACACCAAATCAATATTTTGTTCAAAGATTTATAGATAAGGTTACTATAACTTTATATTTAACACCAGGTAGCACACAGGCTCAAACTGGATATTGTATAAATTTTTATTATACACAAAGAATACAAGATGTGGGTGCATATACAAATGCAACCGATGTTCCTTTTAGATTTATACCTTGCATGACTTCAGGTTTAGCATACTATCTTGCTATCAAGTATGCTCCACAAAGAGTACAAGAATTAAAATTATTATATGAAGATGAATTTGCTAGAGCTCTTGCAGAAGATGGATCTCCAGTTAGCACATTCATAAGTCCAAAAGTTTACTATCCGGAGTTAGGTTAATGGGAAGTTTTGCATCAGGTAAATATGCGTATATGATTTCAGACCGTTCAGGTCAGCGTTTCCCGTATACTGAAATGGTTCAAGAGTGGAATGGTTCTTGGGTTCACATATCTGAGTATGAATCAAAGCAACCACAACTACAACCAAGACCCACTAGTTCTGACCCACAAGCTTTAATGCACCCAAAACCAAGTAGAACAGCTTTTCCTACACCGAATGTTTTAAGAAACGATCCATTTGTAATGACAGCTGCATCTAAAGTCGTAACAGTTTTTACTGGTGAGGATGAAACATTACAAAACAGTAATCCTTGGTCCACGGGTGATGCAATAAGATTCACGGAGGTTAAAAAACCTGTTGGTGGAGTTGCTATTAATACTCTTCAATTAGAAACAACTTTAAATGGTAATATTACATCGGATGCTACAACCATAACTCTTACTGATGCTAGTGCTTTTCCAACTAGCGGATTTATAGTTATTCAAGACGAAACAATAGAATACACTGGTAAATCTAGCAATGATTTAACTGGTTGCACTCGGGGCACATCCGCACCAGCGTATGGCAGAACATATTCAAATACAACGGCATCATCGCATAATTCAGGTGAAAAAGTTTTTGGATCGTATATAATAACAAAAGTTTCTGAAACAGCTACAAACGATGCAAATACAGTTCAAAGCTATAGTAATAAATTTACTTTTAGTTTAGTATCAAATGCATCAAGCACAGAAACAGGAGGAGGATTTTTTGCATTTGCAGGACCTGTAAATCAAAGAGCATAGATTATGTCAGGATTTAATTACGCAAACTTAGTAACCGATATTAGAAACTACACAGAAGTAGGAGATAGTGTATTAACAGCCGCTATTATTAATAGATTTATAGAAGATGCTGAGTTTAAAATTTTTTATGATGTACCAATTGATGCTTACAGATATGTTAGTGAAGGTACTTTTGTGGCAGATGACAATACAATAAATGCACCTGGTAAAGGAACTCAAGGAGCAACCGGAGCTGTTTTTATTAGAGGCATAGAAGTATTTAATTCTACATCAGCTACGACAGGACAAGGAGTTTGGTTACAGAAAAAAGATCAAACATATTTATCAGAATATGTAGGACGATTAACTGGAACTGAGGGAGATCTAACTAATCAAGATACCACTGCTTTACCTAAATATTATGCTATGTTTGGCGGAGCAACTGGCACAACTAGCACAACATCTGGTGGTATGTATGTGGCACCAACACCAGATCAAAACTATAAATTTAGAATATATTACACTATGATGCCTAAAAGTTTGGTAACAGAAACTGGTGGCACATACATTAGTCAGTATTTTCCAAGTGGGCTATTATATGCATGTCTTGTAGAGGCATATGGATTTTTAAAAGGACCTGCAGATATGTTGACATTATACGAACAAAAGTATAAACAAGAGGTACAGAAGTTTGCAGGAGTGCAACTTGGAAGACGTAGAAGAGATGATTATACTGATGGCACAGTAAGAATCCCAGTACAATCACCTTCACCGTAAAAGGAGAACAACTATGGCAATAACATCGGCAATTTGTAACAGTTTTAAAGTAGAAATTTTAAAAGGAGTTCACAACTTCACAGCTTCTACTGGTAATACATTTAATTTAGCTCTTTATACAAGTTCTGCAACTTTAGGAGCAGGCACAACTGCATATACAACATCTGAAGAAATTACAGGAACTGGGTATACTGCAAAAGGAGCTGCTTTAACAAGTATAACTCCAACACTTGATTCTACAACAGCATGTTGTGACTTTGACGATGTAAGTTTTACGAGTGCATCTTTTACAGCTAACGGATGTTTAATATTCAATGACACTGCAACAGGAGATCCTGCAGTTTGTGCAGTAGCTTTCGGTGGAGATAAAACAGTTTCCTCTGGAACATTTACAATTCAGTTCCCAGCAAAAGCAGCAACAACAGCTATAGTTAGAATAGCATAAGGAGGTAAATCCTTATGTCGAATACCTGGGGAGCAAACTCTTGGGGACATAACCAATGGGGTGATCAAGACTCTGTTGACATTTCACTTACAGCACCAACTGGTTTAACATCTGCGATAGGAGCTCTTGAAGCTTTTAACGAAGAAGGTTGGGGTAGACAAGAATGGGGTAATTCTGGTTGGGGTGTACAATATGCAGTAGAGCTATCAGGACTTGGAGCAACTTCAAGTATTGGTTCTGTAACAACAGCAATTGCAGTTCCGCTAACAGCACCTTCAGAATTAACATCCAGTTTAGGTACACCTACTTTAGACCTAACATCAATTGCAGCGTTAACAGCACCAAGTCAAATGACTTCGGAAGTTGGAGATTTTGATAACGCTGGAACACTAGTTGGTTGGGGTAGAAATGGTTGGGGTGAAGAGCCTTATGGTGATTCATTTAATAAATTAGTACAACCAGCTGGAGTTAGTGCAACATCTTCCGTTGGATCTTTAACAACAGCCGTTGAAAATTTTGTACCATTAACTGCACCTGGTGAAGTAACAGCGAGTTTGGGTTCTTTAACTTTAAATTTAACTTCTGTAATAACTCTAACAGCGCCTTCACAATTAACGTCTAGTGTAGGAGCTATTTCTCCTACTAACATGACAGTAGGATTAACAGGGCAACAGGCGACATCTGCAGTCGGTGGAGTAGTTTTAGATCAAATTTCGGTATCTCCTACAGGACAAGTGGCAACCTCTGGAGTAGGATCATTAATAGTTGGAATAGGTGTTCCTTTAACAGGACAAGTAGCAACCTCTGGAGTAGGTTCACTAATTTCAGAAATAGGTGTTCCACTAACAGCACCATCAGCATTAACATCGAATGTGGGGGCCATTACCCCTACAGAAATGGTTGTTGGTTTAACAGGTCAAGAAGCAATATCAAATGTGGGAGCTCTTGGAATTAGGGCATATCAAAATGTTGTAATTGATGGAAATACAAGTTATAGTAGTGTAAGTAAAAACAATAACGCAAACTATTCCGATGTTGACAATACAGCGGAGACATCTTATACAGATGTTACAGCAGCGTAGAGGATAAATTATGGCATCAAGTTTTACAAATTTAGGCATTGAACTAATGGCTACTGGTGAAAACGCCGGTACTTGGGGAAATAAAACAAATACAAATTTACAGATTGTTCAACAAATTACTGGTGGTTATCAAGCACAAGCTTTAACTAATGGTGGAACTCTAGCTTTAGACAAAAATGATGGAGCAACTGGAGCAACTCTTGCAAATAGAGTTTGGAAACTTACAGGTGCTCTAACAGGATCATCAATTGTTACTGTTCCAGACAGTGTAGAAAATTTTTATATAGCTCACAATGGTTCTACAGGAGCTCAAACAGTTCAATTAAAAACTGCAACAGGAACTGGGACTACTTGGGCAACTACTGATAAAGGCCATAAGATTGTTTATTCAGATGGAACTAATGTAGTTGATGTATTAGCTGATTCTTCAGAAATAGGACTATCTAATCAAAATCCATTAAAGTTTAAAGATGCAGATGATTCTAACTTTTTTGCATTAAAAGCACCAGCAACCATAGGTTCTAGTGTAACATTAACATTACCTAGCGCAGACGCTACTTCTTCAGGCCAGGCTTTGGTTTCTGATGGGGCTGGAACGTTATCATTCGCAGATGCGGGTATAACAACAGGAAAAGCTATTGCAATGGCGATCGTATTCGGTTAAAAAGGAGATAATATGGCAAATCCAAATATAGTAAACGTAGCAACAATTAACGGTGAGTCGGTAGGGTATAATTTAACAGCCACTACGACTACAACTTTGTTAACTGTATCATCAGGAAAACTTTTAAAAATAAATAGAATTACATGTGCAAACGTCGATGGGACGAATGCAGCAGATTTATCACTATCAATAACGAAAGCTAACTTCACATCAGCAGGTGTTGCAGACTTTGACACTTCAGGAACTTTCTTTTTAGCAAAAACAGTTTCAGTTCCAGCGGATGCTACACTAGTTGTATTGGATACTCCGATATATTTAATGGAAGCAGATGTACTTAAAGGTGGAGCAAGTGCAGCATCAGATTTAGATTTAGTTATATCGTATGAAGTTATAGACGACTAGGAGGTTTAAATTATGGCTGGCAATGGCGGAATAATTGGACCTACAAAAGATCTAAACACACCAAAAACAAAAGTAACATCATTTACTTCATCAGGAACTTTTAACGTAGCAACCTGTCAATCT